GACTTGCGCGTGCGGCCGCGTAAGTCCGTCAAAAATGTCCCCGCCGGCCTAATGTCCCCTCGAGGCAACCGGCGACAATAGGAGGACCCCATGCCCAACCGATTCGGCGAATTAGACGGCACCCCCATCGACCGCGCGGCCATCAAGCTCGCCGGCGGCGGCTCCATCACCCGACGGCTCACCGACGACGAGCCCGTCGCCTTCATCGTCTACGGCCACGCCGGCCTCCCCGCCATCAAGTCCATCGACGACGAGCTCGTCCGCATCCACCCGCTCAAAGCCACCTACATCGCCGAGCTCACCCCCGAGCTCGTCAAGGCCATCGCCGGCAAGCGCACCACCCACACCATCCTCGACGCCGTCCGCGAGGTCTATGACGGCACCCAAGGCATCGCCCGCCTCCCCATGCCGAGCGACGAGGACCTCGAGGCGCTCGAGGAGGAGCTCGCCGCCGTCGAGGAGGATGACCCGCGTGGCTAGGACTGGCCGGCCGCCCAAGCCCACCGCCCTCAAACTCATCGAAGGCAACCCCGGCAAACGCCGCGCCAAAGGCGAGCCCAAACCACCGCCCTCGAAGCCCCGCCGGCCCCAATGGCTCGTCGGATATGCGAGGACCGAATGGGACCGAGTCGTGCCAACCCTCGACCGCCTCGGCCTCCTCACCACCATCGACCGCACCGTCCTCGCCGCCTATTGCGAGGCCGCCGCCGGCCTCAAGGCCGCCTCCCAAGACCTTCGGAAACGCGGCTATCTCATCCCCTCCGTCCGACACGACGGCGAAACCCTCGTCAAGAACCCCTCCAACCAACTCCTCCGCGACTACTCCCGCCTCGTCGCCACATATTCCTCCATGCTCGGCCTCTCCCCTGGCGACCGCGTCCGCCTCTCCGGCGAGGCCGCCCCCTCCACCGACCTAGGCCTCGACGCCGTCCTCAACCAATGACCGAGCCCGAGCTCACCCACGACGAGCTCGTCGTCCTCCGCACCTTCGGCCGGCTCGTCAACTCATGGCGCCCCGGCCAGAAACCGGCCGACTATTACCCCGTCGGCTCCTTCGGATTCGGCGCCCTGGTCCTCCTCGAGCAACTCCACCAAGCCCACCTCCGGCTCTACTTCGTCGGCCGGCTCGACCGCAACGGCCGGCTAACTCGAGCTCGAGCTCGCCGCATCGGCCGGCGCCGGCCCCGTAACCTCACCCCATGAGCACCGCCGCCGCCGACGTCGCCTTCGTCGACCAATGGGCCGACCTCGCCGTCAACTTCTTCGAGCGCGTCCTCGTCCACACAAAAGGCCGCTACGCCCGCGCCCCCTTCATCCTGGCCGACTGGCAACGCGACGAAATCATCCGCCCCCTATTCGGCACCGCCCGCTTCGACGAGCAATTCGGCGAATGGGTCCGCCTCTACAACGAGGCATGGCTCGAGCTCGGCCGAAAGAATGGCAAGTCGGAGAAGCTCGCCGGCATCGCCCTCAAACTTCTCGTCGCCGACGACGAGGAGGCCGCCGAAATCTACGGCGCCGCCAAGGACCGCGACCAAGCCGGCCTCGTCTTCGCCGTCGCCGCTCGAATGGTCCGCCTCTCCCCCATCCTCGACCGCCGGCTCAAAATCATCGACTCCCGCAAAACCATCGTCGACCCCCTCACCGACTCCGTCTACCGCGTCATCGCCGCCGACGCCGACGGCAACCTCGGCCAAGACCCCTCCGGCATCATCTTCGACGAGATCATCTCCCAACCCTCCCGCGACCTCTATGACACCTTCCGCACCTCATTCGGCTCCGGCGCCCGCCGCCAGCCTCTCCTAGTCGCGGCAACCACCGCCGGCAACGACCCCTCATCCTTCGCCGCCCATGAGCATCAAGTCGCCACCGCCATCGCCGAGGACCCCACCCGCGCGCCCAACCGCTTCGTCTTCATCCGCAACACCCCCGAGGACGCCGACCCATGGCTCGAGGAGAATTGGCACCACGCCAACCCCGCCCTCGGCGACTTCCTCTCCCTCGAGCGGCTCCGCCAAGAATCTCGAGAGGCTCAAACCGACCTCCTCAAAGAAAACTCCTTCCGCCAGTACCGGCTAAACCAATGGGTCCAACAAGCCACCCGCGCCATCTCCCTCGACGATTGGGACAAATGCGGCACCCTCCTCGGCGAGCCCGACGAGCTCATCGGCCGGCGCGTCTTCGGAGGCCTCGACTTGGCCGCCACCTCCGACCTCGCCGCCGCCAAATTCGTCTTCCCCCCGCTCCCCGGCGCCGAAGGTCCCCTCGAGCTCCCCGTCATCTCCCGCTATTGGATGCCCGAGGCCATGGTCGACGAGCTCGACAAACAAACCGCCGGCGCCCTCTCCACATGGGTCCGCCAAGGCCTCATCACCGCCACCCCTGGCGACGTCATCGACTACGACGTCATCCACGGCGACCTCGCCCAAATCGCCAAGGACTACGAACTCGTCGACCTCTCCGTCGACGTCTGGAACTCCACCGCGACCGTTACTTGGTGCCAAGCCAACGGCATCACCGCCGTCCCCGTCTCCCAAACCTTCCGAGCCCTGAGCCCCCCAACCAAAGAACTCCTCCGGCTCATCAAACTCCGAGCCCTGGCCCACAACGGCAACGCCGTCGACCGATGGAACATTGACGCCGTCGAGCTCAAGCGCGACAACTCCGACAACGTCCGCCCCGTCAAGCCCGACCGCCGAAAATCCGGCAAACGCATCGACGGATTCGTCGCCCTCATCCTCGCCGTCGACGGCTACCTCCGGCGCGGGACCTCGAGGAGGTCCGCATACGAGGACGCCGAGGTCGATATTGTCTAGGAGGACCCCATGGAACTCGCCGCCCCGCTAATCCTCATCGCCTCCGTCGTCGGCATCGGCGCCTACCTCGGCCTCGAGCTCGCCCTCCGAGCCCGTCTCCGCAAACGCACCGTCATTGTCGTCCTCAAAGGCGACGGCGCCGGCTCATTCCGCGGCGTCCTCTGGCATCAAACCCCTCGTCACGTTGAGCTCCGAGGCGCCGAATTCCTCGACGGCGAAGGCCGAGTCCCTAGTGACGGCTCCATTGTGCTCCCGCGCTCTAACATCGCATGGATACAACGGCCCGAGGAGCTCTAGCTTGCCCGTCATCTCATCCGCCGGCTCGCTCACCGAGCTCGAGCGGCGCACCACCTCATTCTCGAACGCCGGCGGCTCCGTCGACCTCTACAACGGCCTCCGGCAAACCTACGCCAAAATCGTCGAGACCCAACCAAACGTCCGCACCGTCATCTCATTCCTCGCGCGCAACATCGCCCAACTAGGCATCCACCTATTCGACCGCATCTCCGACACCGACCGCGAGCGCGTCACCGACCACTCATTCAACGACGCCCTCCGCCAGCCAAACCCCCTCGACCGCCGGATGACCCGCTACCGGCTCATCCACGCCACCGTCTCCGACCTTTGCACCTACGACGCCGGCTATTGGGCGCTCGTCAACGCCCCCGGCGCCACCCGCCCCGGCATCGTCCGCCTCCCCGCCAACCGCGTCACCGTCATCGGCGAGTCCTGGCTCTGGCCCGAGGCCTACGAGCTCCGAGGCAACCGAGGCAAGCTAACGATGACCCCCGACCAAGTCATCCACTTCCAAGGCTCCCTCAACCTCGAGGACCCCCTCGTCGGCACCTCGCCCATCGAAACCCTCCGCCGAATCCTCGCCGAGGAGGCCTCCGCCGGCGAATACCGCGAGCAATATTGGCGGAGCGGCGCCCGCATCTCCGGCGTCATCGAACGCCCCGCCGACGCCCCCCCATGGAGCACCAAAGCCTCCGACCGCTTCCGCTCGTCATGGACCGCGGCTTACACCGGCCAAGGCGCCGGCGCCGGCGGCACCCCCGTCCTCGAGGACGGCATGGTTTTCAAGGAGACGGCCGGCACCGCCCGCGACGCCCAATACGTCGAATCTCGCAAACTCACCCGCGAGGAGTCGGCCGCCGTCTACCACGTTCACCCCGCCTTCGTCGGCATCCTCGAGCACGCCAACTTCTCCAATATGCGCGAGCAACACCGAAGTCTTTATATGGACACCCTCGGCCCCTGGATAGTCATGCTCGAGGAGGACCTCGAGGCCCAAGCCCTCCCCGCCTTCGCCACCCCCGCCGAGCTCGACACCCTCTACATCGAATTCAACATCGCCGAGAAACTCCGCGCCTCCACCGACGAGCTCGCCGACGCCATCATCAAACTCACCGGCCGGCCCGTCCTCACCGCAAACGAGGGACGCGCGCTCCTCAACCGCAACGCCGACGACGACGGCGACGGCCTCGTCATCCCCCTCAACGTCCAAGTCGGCGGCCAAGTCTCCGCCGGCGCCGAGCCCGTCGACTCCGCCGGCACCGCCTCGAGGCCCAAGGCCATCACCCCCTCGAGCTCCAAGGCCGGCATCACCCCCGCAACCGACACCGCCCTCCGCCGCGAGTCCGAGGCCGCCCACCGCCAAAGCCTCGAGCGGACCTTCGAGCGGCAACGCCGCGCCGTAGTCTCCGCCGCCGGCGCCGGCGCCACTGACCCCCTCGACCGCGAACGCTTCGACGCCGAGCTCGAGGCCGACCTCCTCGGCCTCGCCCAAGCCACCGCCGGCAACTACGCCACCGCCACCGCCGACGCCCTCGCCTTCGAGGACCTCGACCTCGCCGTAATGGACCCATGGCTCGCCATCAACGCCGAGCTCGCCGCCGGCTCCATCAACGACTCCACCGAGGCCCAAATCGCCGAGGCGCTCGCCGACGACGAGGACGCCGGCGCCGCCCTGGCGGCCGTCTTCGCCCTGGCCGTCGGAGCTCGAGCCACCCAAATCGCCGTCACCCGCACCACCACCGTCGCCAACTTCTCCTCCGTCGACACCGCCGGCCAAGCCGGCCGAGGCTCGAAGGTCTGGCGCGTCCGCTCATCCAACCCCCGGCCCTCCCACGCCTCCGCCAACGGCGAGGAGGTCGAGCTCAACACCAACTTCAGCCTCGGAGGCGCATGGCCGGGAGACTCCGCCATGGGCGCCGACGAGGTCGCCGGTTGCACCTGCTCCGTCGAATTCACCTAGACGACGGCCCCCACCTCCTACCCTTAGCGGAGGAAAACCAAACCATCGAGGAGCACCCAATGAGTCGCCGCCACTACGCCGCCTTCCCCATCACCTCCGTCAAAGCACTCGACGAGGACGCCGGCACCTTCGAGGCCATCGTCTCCGTCTTCGACAATGTCGACTTCGCCGGCGACCGCATCATCGAAGGCGCCTTCGCCAATTCCCTCGAGCGATGGAAGGCCAGCGGCGACCCCATCCCGGTTATCTGGTCCCACCAATGGCACGACCCCGCCGCCTACATCGGCTCCGTCGACCCCTCCAACATCGCCGAGCTCGCCGCCGGCGACCCCGAGCTCCCCGAGGCCATCCGCGACCTCGGCGGCCTCAAGGTCAAGGCCAACATCGACACCGATGACCCCATGGGCGCCAAGGTCCAAAAGCTCCTCAAGTCCCGCGCCGTCCGCGAGTTTTCCTTCGCCTATGACGTCGTCGAGGAGGCCAAGAACGACGACGACAACATCAACGAGCTCCTCGAGGTCGACCTCATCGAAGTCGGCCCCACCCTCAAAGGCGCCAACCCCCTCACCGAGCTCATCGGCGCCAAAGCCCTCGACACCTCCGAGCTCCTCGAGCTCGCCAAGGCCATCGACGTCGAGCTCACCACCGACGAGGAGGAGGTCGACTCCAAAACCCTGGCCGACCTCGCCGGCATAATCGACCGCCTCGACACCGCCCTCAAGGCCGTCGGCCTCGAGGTCTTCATCACCAAGGCCGGCGCCCGCAACTCCGCCGTCGACGAGTCCCGAATCCAAAAGCTCCACGACCTCACCGGCGACCTCGGAGCCAAATGCGTCGAGCCCGACGGCGCCACCTCGAGAGACGACGACGGCAAGGCCGGCGACTACCTCGACCCCGCCGTCCTCGGAGCCACTCTCGACGCCGAGCTCATCGAGGCGACCGACTGACAACCCCCAAATCGCCCCCGCGCCGACCACTAGGCGCCCGTCTAAGGCGCCTCACGCCCTCGGAGACGCCCGCGCCGCCCTCGAAGGCCAACTAGGAAGGCCCCCCGGTTAATCCATCCACCTAGGCCATCCTCCGGCCTCTCATCCTGGCGCCCTCGAGGCCCGCCGGCGGAGCTCCTCGAGGACCCCCAAATCGACCTCGGCGAGGTTTTACGCGTATGGGCGACGAAATTTGAGCGCGACTCAAGTTTCGAGCTCTGACTTGCTACCCATTGACGAATCCGCCGAAAACCTCGAAAACGGCGCCCGCCGGCCTAATCTCCCCGACGAGTCCAAATTTGAGAGGCGAGGCCACCCCCCTCGAGGCCGTCACGGTAAGAGGCCGGCAAGCCCCTCCCACAAACCCCCGAAATCAACCTCTCAAAATAGGAGGCACCAATGCCATCCACTGACACCCTTACGCGTTCCGAGAGGCTCAAAGCCCTCCTCGAGGACGCCCGCAACATCGCCGCCAAGGCCGAAACCGAAGGCCGAGAATTCACCGAGGACGAGCGCGCCGACGTCAAGGCCAAGCTCGACGAGGCCAAGGCGCTCAAGGCCGACAACGCCCTCGTCGGAGCCCTCGACGAATTCGGCGAAGGCGTCAAGTCCGTCGACGGCGGCTCCGTCATCGACGCGGCCGGCGGCCGCAAACTCGACGTCATCCACGGCTCCCTCGGCTCCGCCTTCACAAGCGACCCCGACTACGTCGAATGGTTGAAACGAGTGGCCCCCAACGGCCTCATCCCCGACTCCATGAAAGGCATAACGTCGCCCGCCTTCGAGGTCCCCGGCCTCAAAGGATTCGGCTACGCCCCAACCGGCCGCAAAGCCCCCGTCACTGGCGCCTCGGCGACCTCCGCCGGCGCGCTCATCTCGCCCGACCACAAAGGCCTCCTCGACGAGGACAACTACCAACGGCCGCTCACCATCCTCGACGTTATGACCCGAGGCACCACGGCGAGCGATTCGGTTGAGTTTGCCCGCATCAACGGCCCGACAAACGCCGCGGCCCCTGTGCCAGAGGCGACCATCACCGGCGCCGAGCCCGCCTCGGAAAAGCCCGAGTCCACGCTCCCGCTCGAGAAAATCACGGCGGCCGTCAAGACCGTCGCCCATTGGATACCGGCCACCAAGCGCGCCCTGAGCGACGCCGGCCAAACCCGAACCCTGATTGACAACTTCCTCCTCTACGGCCTCGCCGAGGAGCTCGAGGACCAAATCATCAGCGGAGACGGCACCGGCGAGAACTTCACCGGCATCCTCAACACCACCGGCGTCCAAGCCCAACTATTCGCCACGGACTTCCTAACGACCGTCCGCAAGGCGAAGACGTTGATAAAGGTAAACGGCAAGGCATCCGCCAACGCCGTCGCCATGCACCCCGACGACGCCGAAACGCTCGAGCTCACCCAAGACAACGACGGCCGCTACTACTTCGGCGGCCCCTCCAACGACGGCATCCCGTCACTCTGGCGCATGGCCGTCATTGAGACGGAAACCATCGCGAGCGGCGGCCCCGTCCTAGTTGGCGACTTCACCAAGGCCGTCATTTGGGACCGCGAGCAAGCCGGCATCATGGCGAGCGATTCGCACGCCGACTTCTTCATCCGCAACATGGTCGCCATCCTCGGCGAAATTCGCGCGGCCTTCGGAGTCATCCGGCCGGCGGCATTTGCCACCGCGGCGCTCGTCTAAGACAACCTCCACCCACTACTCGAGAGGCCGGCTTCACCGCCGGCCTCTCCCCTATTCGGTCCCCCCCGGCGCCTAGGCTCACCTCGAGCGCAACCGATAGGAGCCCCATGAGTCCCAAGACAAACCAAGGCGTCGTCGACGTCCCCGTCGAATCTGGCCGCGAATACGGCGGCGCCGATATGGTCGAGGTCTACGTCTACCGCCCCGACGGCGTCCGCTACATCATCCGCACCACCGCCGGCAACGCCAAGCGCGAAGGCCTCGAGCTCGTCACCCCTCCCAAAAAGGCGCGCAAGCCGGCCAACAAATCGAGGACCAAGGACACCGCCGCCGACAAAGCCAAGACCCCCAAGGCGACAAAGTCATCGACCTCGAGCTCGAAGTAGTTACCCTGCCCCTCAAGAACGCACCACCTAGGAGCTCACCAATGAAGGACCGCACCGGCATCACCGACGAAATCATCGTCGAGCAACTCTCCCGGCGTCCCACCCTCGACGTCATCCGCTTCGCCGGCCATGGTTTCTATGAGCTCATCGGCCCCGACGGCGAGGTCAAGCAACGCGGCACCTT